GTACGCGGGGAAACCCCGGAAGCCTTTTATTCCTGAAGAAGACCCTATCACCAACGCCACGATCAACCACATAAAAACGGCAAGTAAGATGGAAGATGAAACCGAACGCGCAATCAACAAGATAGAGGCGCTGAGGAAGGACACGCTTCGCAAGGCGCAAGTGTAATGTACTCAGCCGACTTCCTAAAAAAATACGCTCAGTTACAACAGCAACAGGTGAACCAAGCGGCGGCAAATGCCATCAACACCACAGTTGATACCGGGGGTTCAACCGATCCGGTAGAGGCGGGGCAGAGAATGATCGGCAGTCGCCCATCTTCATACGCTAATACCAAACCCGGAGTGGTTGAGGGGGTCGTATACGACACCACAAGCGGGAAGGCGTACCCGAACCCAAGTGTTGCGGCGGCAGAAGGTGTAACGAATTTCGTTTACCAGATTCCAGCGGGAATGAACATTGATTGGTCATACTGGGATCGTTTCAAACAACCCGCATCACCCAGCCAGAAGTCTGTAAAACCAGTTGGGGCAAATCATACGACGTACTATAACCCGGCCCCGTTTTCAACATCATACCGCGCACCAGCGTACTCACAACAGGAAGCCCGCCCTAAGAATACGTCTGAGAAAATTGCTTACGAAATCGAAGCAAACCGAAGATCTCAAGCCGCTGGGTTTGCAAGCGCCGCCGCTCAAGAAATTGATGCGAACCGTCGATCTATCGAAGCGGGATTCGCTGATGCCGCCGCTCAAGAAATTGATGCCAATAAACGCTCTCAAGCGGCGGGATTCGCTGATGCCGCCGCTCAAGAAATTGATGCGAATAGACGGGCGCAATTAGATGGATTCGCAAACGCCGCTGAAAAAGAAATTTGGCATAGGAATAATAAGGCCCAAAGAAAGAGTGGGCTTATAAACTAATGCACTCAGCCGCCTTCCTAAAAAAATACGCACAGGTTCGTAAGCAGAGGGCGCACAGCCTGTCTAAATGAACCCCCAAGAGTTCATCAAAAAAGCGAAGGAATACCTCCCAACTGCAACCCTTGAGCAAAGCGGAACCTTCTATAAGAATCTCCTAGAAAAAAATTTTGATAAACGACTGATTGCAGAACTGGCAAAAGAAGATCGCTGGTTCCTGCTTGTTGTCCTTCTCAATCGTAAGGACGCAGTCCACCCTTGGCTTTACGACAGATGCAGAGAAGTTGAGAGAAACCCAGATGGTCGTCTGGATTTGTGGGCGCGTGGTCACTATAAGTCCACAATCATTACATACGCTGGTGCGATTCAGGAGATACTGAGAGACCCGAATATAACGATAGGGATATTTTCTCATACCAGACCTATTGCGAAAGGGTTCCTCAAGCAGATCAAACGCGAGTTTGAGATCAACGACTTCCTTCGGGATTTGTTTCCAGAAATTTGTTACGCAAATCCTCGTCAGGAATCTCCACAGTGGGGTGAAGACGCTGGGATTATTGTTAAGAGGAAATCTAACCCGAAAGAGGCCACGGTCGAAGCATGGGGATTAGTGGATGGGCAACCCATATCCCGTCACTACGATCTCCGTATATACGACGACGTGGTAACCAGAGACTCGGTCAACACGCCAGAGCAGATCGCAAAGACCACGGAGTCGTTAGACCTCTCCCAGAACCTCTCAGGCGGCGCGAACAGAGAATGGTACATCGGAACAAGGTATCACTACGCAGACACTTACCGGGAACTGATAGATCGTGGAACCGAATCCCGTATCTATCCAGCAACCGAAACCGGAACACCGGATGGCTCCCCAATTTTACTCTCTGAAGAAGAGTGGGCTAAGAAAAAGTCGTCAATGGGGCAGTACGTTTTGGCTTGCCAGATGTTGCAGAACCCTATCGCGGGGTCAGACCAAGTATTCGATCCAGAGTGGATACGAAGAATAGAGATTCGTCCACGGATTCTGAATATCTACATTCTTTGCGACCCAGCGCATTCAAAGAAAAGTTCATCCGACAGGACTGCTATCGCAATAATTGGGATAGATCACGCATTCAATAAGTTCCTTCTTGATGGACTTTGTCACAGGTTGAATCTCAAGGAACGCTGGCAGGCGTTAAGCAGATTTCGCCAGAAATGGCTTCGTCAGACCGGAGTTCAGACAGTGAAAGTCGGGTATGAGCGGTACGGGAAAGACTCCGACATCGAGCATTTTAAAGAGATGATGAAAATAGAGAACAACTATTTTCCCATCGAAGAATTGGCGTGGCCGAGAGAAGGGCCGGGTTCGAAACGGGATCGCGTTCAAAGGCTACAGCCCGACTTTGAGAACTGGAGATTCTTTCTGGCCCCGTCATCAGATTCCCTAACCTCACGACAGAAGAGGGCATTTGAGCAGGGAGACGGTTCGCTTATCGTCCGACCGATCAAGCAGAAAGATGAGGGCGGAAGGCTATACGACCTTGTCCAAAGGATGATCGACAACGAATACAACCTGTTCCCAGCGGTTCACGTCGATATGTTGGATGCAATGTCGCGCATCTACGACATCGAGGCCTCGCCTCCGCAGACCGTTTATCAAGACGACTTGGAACCGGAAGCAATCCCGGCTTATTGATATGGAAGGACAGACACCGGATCAATTGGCTATAAATTTTCTATCAAATTTCATAGAAGGTGAGCCAGACGAGATTGGTTCAATGTTGATTACCCATGCATTGAGCGAATTGATCTGCGCTCTAGTGCAAGAAACGGTAACCATCCTCCATGAGGAGCAGAGGACAATCCATTGAGTAAAGTTAAAACCCGCAGATACAGTTGGAAAGAGTTGTGCGAAAAGGCCGCTGGCCCTGAACAGCCAGTTCCTGTCTACAACTTCCCCAAAAGAAAATTGTTTGAAAACCCACACCGACCTTATGGGCCAAAAAAATGAATCTTGAAAAGATTAAAGAGATGTGTAAAGCGAATCCTAAAGGCGCAGTAGTTATAGGCATTGTCTTAATTCTCGTCGTGGTAGCCGTATTCCAGTAATGAAAGTTCTTATTGACGCCCATAAAGGGAGCATGATGCAGGAGGCGACGATGATGAGTCTTGTAAAGAACGTCGCCGATACCTTGGAAAAGCATTACCCGGGACACGCATGGGCGGTAGGGCCAAGCAACGATTACTCGATGCTGGCTATTTGGAACGAGGCGCTTTCAATGAAGTACGGTATGTGGATCAGGGTTAATGAGATTGATCCTGAATATAAGAATGTGATGCGTTGGGCAGGAGAGTTGCTTGAACGCGCCAAGGTTACCCGCGGCGGTGCAAACCCGGAAGAACTTCAAAACCTAAACCGGGATGTCATGGGTGAGGTCAAATTCGATGAATGAAGATGTCCCAATTAACTTAGACGAGGAGCGGTCGCCTTGGATTAAATTGGCGAAGGATGCATATGAGTCATCCACGTCATACCTTGATGCAAACTATCGTCGGCAGTGGGACAGGAATATTTCACTGTTCCAGTCTAAGCACCCGTCTGGCTCAAAATACCACAGCGCACAGTACCAACACCGCTCAAGGTTATTCAGGCCGAAGACACGGTCATCTGTACGAACCAACGAGGCCGCAGTTACAGCGGCCTTTTTTGCGACCGAAGATGTTGTATCTGTCTACCCACAGAACGATTCTGATGAAGAGCAGAGGGCATCAGCCAGCATATTGAAGCACCTCCTTCAGTATCGCCTGACCAAAACGATTCCGTGGTTTCAAACTCTAGTCGCGGCCTACCAAGAGGCCTTAGTTTTCGGTTCGGTGGTCTCCCACCAGTACTGGGAGTACAAAGAAGAAAAGGTAAAGACGAGAACCCCGGTTCTTGACCCTAACGGTAACCCCGTCCTAGACGAAGAGGGGAACGAACTTGAGGATGTAATCGAAGAGAAGCGTGTTGTAAAGGATTGCCCGTATGTACGACTGATCGCGGCTGAGAACTTCAGGATCGATCCCGCCGCAGACTGGTTAGACCCTATCGGAACCTCTCCCTTTGTGATCGAGATCATCCCGATGTATCTCCAAGATGTAGTGGAGAAAATGAGCAATATTGACCCCAAGACAGGTGAGCCGAAATGGAAGCGTTTGAAGTTGGGGGAACTTCTAGAGTCTTCAAAGAGGACTGAGTTTGACTCAACTCGTCAGACCCGACAAGGTAAGAGGCAAGACCCCCTCACGGATCGGAAAGAGAGTATCTCCGAATACCAGACGATCTTTATCCATAAGAACATCATAAGGAAAAACGGGAAAGATTGGATTTATTACACGGCGGGTACTCAACATATGTTGACCGACCCCAAGCCGTTGCGCGAAGCCTACCCTCATCTAAGAGAGGGTGAGCGCCCCTATGTCATGGGCGGCTCGGTTATCGAAGCGCATAGAACATACCCAACCTCTCTGATTGAACTAACCCAAGACCTACAGACTGCGGCGAACGATATTGCCAACCAGAGATCGGACAACGTCCAACTGGTTCTGAATAAGCGTTATCACATCCGTCGCAGTGCCAACATTGATATCCATGCCCTGAAGAGAAGTGTTCCGGGTGGCTCGGTGATGATGGACGATCCGCATGGTGACGTGGCTGTTATTGCTACGCCAGATGTCACCAGTTCGGCTTACGAAGAGCAGGATCGACTTAATGTAGATTTTGACGATATTGCTGGGAACTTTTCTCAAGGAAGCGTTCAGAGCAATCGCATGATGAATGAAACAGTTGGCGGTATGGAGATGCTCTCCTCAAATGCCAACTCCATGATCGAGTACATGATTCGCACGTTTGCTGAGACATGGATGGAGCCGGTCGTCATGCAACTGATCCGCCTTGAGCAGTACTACGAGACTGATGAGGTTGTTTTACAGGTTGCAACCAATAGGGCAGAGCAGGAGAACAAGGAGGAACCCGGTTTCTACCAGAGGTTTACTGGCCCGGAAACAGACAACCTCTTACGCCATGAGATGACCGTTGGTGTCAACGTCGGAACAGGCGCAACCGATCCCGTTAAGAAAATTGAAAGACTACTTCTTGGTATCAGGACAATGGGCGAGATTAACCCTGACCTGATTAACTTCCTTAACCAAGGGGAGATAACCAAGGAAGTCTTTGGCGCTCTTGGATATAAAGACGGGAAGCGGTTCGTTGCCGAGGAAGAGCAGACCCGTATCGATATGCTCGTCGGCCAGATCGAAGAGTTAAGCGGTGTGGTTCAGCAACTTACGGATCAAGGCGCTGGGAAACAGATCGATGCTGAAGCCAGAATCCTTTCTGCACAGATTAAGGGTCAATCCGATATTCAGGCGGCTAAAGAGAAGGCAATGGGCGACGTGATGTCTACCCAAATAGCCACCGATGCCCGTGAACGCGCCGATGTGATGAAACAACAGGTTGGCGTTATCGAGGCCCGAATAAAGGCTGAGAAGAACGATATTGCCCGCGGAGAGTTGATCCTTCAGAAGGAGGCGTTGGTGCATAAGATGCTTCTGGAAGAGGACGCCGCTATTGGGGTCTCTCCGGGTAATGAAGAAGGAAAGCAGATGTCAGATGTTTTAATGAACGATAAGTACGGGAAAATTCCCGGCGCTGAAGGATAACAATTGATTGATGAAACCGAGTTGTTAATTGCGGAGGCCCGTCTTGGCATCCAAACGAAGCAATTTTTGAAGTCTCCTGTTGGCAAATTCATTGCAGGCCGTGCGCTCAAGGCAAAAGAAGAAGCCTTTGAAGCGTGGATAAATATAGAACCTTGCGATGAAGACGCTATCAGGGAACTTCAATTTCGCGCTAGGTTGCCTCAGATAGTCGTTGCATGGCTTGACGAGGCAATTAACCAAGCAAAACACGCAGAAGAGACTCTTAATGAGTTTCGGGAGTAAGCATGGACGCTATCCAAAAGGACGTGGACTCAGAAGTTAAACCAGAAAAAGAAAGCCTCACTGATCATCAATCAGAGATCGAGCGAATCGCTGAAAAGGTTCACGAAGATCACGAAACAGAAGGACTGAACTTAGAAGGGGCGGAAGAAACACCAGACCATGAAGAGGATCGCATCGCGGTTCCTTTGGTCAAGAAAGGTGAATCTTGGTACGCAACTGCCAAAGTGAACGGTGAAGCCGTTGACGTTGAATGGGATGAAATACTAGCCCAGTACCAAAAGAACTCTTCTGCCGATAAACGACTTCAAGAGGCCGCAGAACGGCAACGAGAGTTGCAAGATTATGAGGCCAAACTGAACGCTTATAGGGTAGACCTAGAAGCAAAAACCCGTCAGCCATCCTCGGACGCTGACACTCGACAATCGCCATCCTCGGACGCGACTGATGCTCTTTACGAGCAATATCACGATGCCCTCTTTCAGGGCGATGAAAGTAAAGCAAGCAGTTTGCTGAAAAAGATTCGCTCCGCAGAGAAGCCCAGCCCACAAGTTGATGTTAGTAGCATCATCGAGCGGACGAAAGCAGAGATGCGGGAAGAGGAGAAACAGGCCAGAGAACGGGGATACGAACTCCGTCGCAAGCAAGCAGTCGATATGTTCAATACTGAATACCCCGACGTTGCTGAAGACAGTTCACTTCTCGCAGTTGCTGACCGACGTTCTGCTGAACTTTACCAAGAAAATCCTACCCGAGACCCGTGGGACATTATGAATGAATGTGGCGAATACGCCCGTACATGGTTAATGAACTACGTTGAAAAACTGGGCGGAGAATCGAAGGAGGTTGTGCGTCAAGAACGCAAGCAGGACATGGAGGAAGTCACCCCCAAGAACGTCAGAGCCAGCATTGGTGAAGACGAACAGGAGATGACCTACTCCGACATCATATCGGAAATGAAACAAGGTAGGGGACAACCCGCCTAGTTTCTTCTTTAACTATCAACAAAGGTACTAAGCATGGCTGGTCAAGTCTGGGGAACCAATACCCTCGGTGGGTATATGTACTCCCTAACACTGTCCAAGGAATTGCGAATGTCCCTGCGTCCGATTGTTAAATTCCGTCAGTTCGCGGATGTCAAGGATGCCGCTCACCAAGGTCTAAACAAAGGAGATACGTTCCACTGGAACGTGTACTCCACTGTTGCGACAGGTGGTGCGGCTCTCACCGAAGGCACTGCGATTGCTGAAACGAATTTCTCAATCACGCAAGGAACCATGTCCGTTACGGAATATGGGAACAGCATTCCTTTCACCTCCAAACTCGATGATTTGTCTGAGCATCCCGTTAACTTATTAGCGGCATAAGGTAGAAATACTTTACTGAAAACTCTGTGAATTCGGGGAAACTCTCTAACGAGACAATCCCGAGCGAAGCCCCGTAAGGGGAACGTGTAACGACCATCCCGAAAGGGAGTAGGCCCAAGTGGGCCGAAGCGCAGAGCATCCGAAAGGATGGTGATATGGTCTGCTCTTACAGGTGACTGTAAGCAGTTC